GGTATTGGTGCTGGTGCTGAAGCAAAGGGTATTGGAATGAAAAGACTTGGTACTGGTGCAGGTATTGGTGCTGCTGCTTTAGGAATTGGTGGCGGTGTTGCACTTGCTGCTGTTGGTATTAGTAAACTTGCCGATTCTATGAGCAAATTGGATGAAAAACAATTATCTGTTTTAAAAGGAATTGCCATGACATTAGCCATTTCGTTTCCTGCTGCTGCTCTTGGTATTGCTATTGCAGGTGCTGCTGGTAAACTTGCTGCTCCAGGATTATATGCACTTAGTGTTGCTGCTTTAGGAATAGGTGCTGCTGTTGGTATTGCTGCTGTTGGAATAGGAATTATGGCAAAAGGAATTGGTGAAATGATTGAAAAAAGTAAAGGTGCTGGTGATGCAATGCTTAGTGTTGGACTTGGTGTTAGTGCATTATCATTAGCAATGATGGGTTTTACAGCAGGTGCTTTAGGTTTGGGAGTATTTGCATTAACAATGAAAACAATAGCAAAACATGCCGATGCTGTTGAAAAGGTAGGTAATGCTTTTGGTAATATAAAAGCAGTAATGTCTGGAACAAAAGAAGATTTTGAAGCCGTTGAAAGTGCAGTTAAATTAATTTCAAGTGTGAATACAAATAAAGGTAGTGTATTTGCTGAACTTGCAGCATTATTAAAAACACCTTTAAAAGTAGAATTTGAAAAAAATACAATACCTATTCAAACTGATGTAACGCTTGAAGTTGATGGTGAAAAATTAATGAATAAATCATTTACGAATAGAATTGCTGTTCAAAAATCAAATGATGCTAAACTTGGTAAGGTAAATTAAAAAATAATTTAATAAAAATAAAAACAATAAAAATTTGCAAATGTCAAAAATTTTTTATAACTTTGCCAAGATTTTTATTTTCAATGTAAAAACAATAAAAAGGTAATATTTATTTATTTCAAATAAAAGTAAATAAAAATTCTATTCAAAATCTTTTTTCGTTTCTACGAAACAAAATCAAAGTTATAATGTTTATAATTAAATTCTACGAATTTAACAAAAAACTTAGATGAAGGGCATATTATATTCAAAAATTTAAAATTTTTTTCATTTAAAAAAATCTTACCATTATAATTCATAATTTAAAAATTAAAAATTATTAACACACCTCAATAAAGGAATTGGTTTAATTCAAAATTAAATTTTTCGAAAAAGAATATATTTTCCCAATGTAAAGATAATACATATAAAACAATTTAACAAGTATTTATTAAAAATATATAGGATTATATACCAATGGATATTAATTTACCTGAAAATAGTTCAAATTTAATAAGAAAAGATTATATTATTTATAATGATATAAATTATACTCTTGAAGAATTTCTTAATGTAATTTTAAATTTAAATAATTTTGACAATAAAAATAATATCCATTATGGTGATGGTGTTTATACTTTTGATGAATTTATAAATTTTATATTATATAGAAATCTTAAAGAAAATAGATATAGTTTTGATTTAGATTATAAAGATTATGCTACATCAAGTGCTGGAAATTTATTTAGATTTAATAATGATACTAAATTAGGTAATTTTGGAAATGCACTTCTTGATGTTATACCTCAATATAATTCATTAAATTTATCAAATACTTTAATTGGTCGTGGAATTGATTTTGGATTATTTGGTAACATAACACCATTGGAAAGTATTGGTAGTGTTATGTTAGGTAAACAAATGACATTTAATGCTGTATCACAAGCAGCACGTACTACTGCCGATTATCTACCAAGTATTAATATTCAAAATTTATTTACGAATGAACCAATTTTTAGTAAACCTGCTGATTATAGTATTACTAAATTAAATATTACTGGTTTTGATTTTGTTGATAATTTATTATCACCATCATTTTATAAATCACAACGTATTGATAGTAATTATGAACATATTATAAACGAAAATGAAATTGTTGATTATACAGGTAAAGGTCAATTAAATGAATTGTTTAGACAACTAAATTTTAATTTTTATAAATTTAATTCGTTATATGAATATCGTGTTAAATATAATATAAAAGGACAAAAAGATTTAATTGATGAATTGAAAGGAAAAAGATTTGATTTTTTTTATAATCCATATTCAATATTATATGGTTCTGATATGATTAAAACATATTCAGATAAATTACCTGAAACATATGCTGGTGCAGAAGAATATGTTTCAGATATTCATGATATATCATTTTTTTATGGTAAAACAACTAATCAAGAGTTAACAGAAATTCCTAAAGATTTTATAACTAATTATGATTCTGAAGATGATATTCAAAATAACTTAATTTGGGGTAAGGATGGTGTTGGACAAATTGTACATTTTAATTTAGATAATTCAAGGGATAAATATACAAAAGAATTAATTAATAATAATATTGAAAATTTCAAAATTAAAAGAGGTTTACTTGAATATACTAAAAATTTATTAAACGTATCATCTGGTTTTTATGTTGATATGACCAAAAAAATATATAGAGATTTAAATAAAAGAATATATGGATTTAATGGTTCTCCTGTATGGGAAAAAGAATTAACAAAATATTCATCAAAAAATTTTAAAGGTAGAAAAGAAGGTATTCGTCAGCATAATGCATTGGATAAATATGATAAATTTGTAAAGGCAATTAGGTTTGATGGTAATATAGCATATAATAAGAGTGGTAATAATAAAGATTCTGTAATATATAATTCAGTAATGCCAAAAATACATCCAATTAGAGATGATAAAGGAAATGTTGATAATAAAAACATGATGTTTAGCATTGAAAATCTTGCTGTTACTGCTGTTAAGGATGAATTAAATAATATTGGTTATATTGATGATGAAGATGGTTCTCAAATACCGATAAGTGAGGTAGGACCGTTCAACGGTCGTATTATGTGGTTTCCACCATACGGAATTGAACTTAATGAAACTTCAACAGCAAAATTTGACTCTACTGTTATGGTGGGTAGAAATGAACCAATATATACATATATGAATTCAGAAAGAAGTGCAACACTTTCTTTTGTTCTCCTTATTGACCATCCACCTCATTTAATTAACTATATGGGTGAAGAAGAATATAAAAAGAAAATTGCTAATTTCTTTGCTTTTGGGGGTGATGATTATTATGAAGATAGTGTTAGTATTAGTGATTTAACAAAAAGAATTGAAGATATAAAACAAGAAATAGATAATATAAAAAAAGATAATTTAATTAATTCTGGTGAAATAGTTGCTGATGGATTAAATTTAGAAAATTTACCTTCAATTTATTTTCCAAATGATTATCCAAAAGAAGGTGGGGTTTCAAATGTTATTGATTATATATATAATAATAAATATGAAATAAGTAATAAAAATTCTACAATAGAGGGTGATGAAGGTAGTTCAGGATTAAATGACAATATATATGTTTTAAGTGCAGATACATCACAATATAATGCAATTAATGAAAATTGTTTATTGAATAAGACATTAAAAGAAGTTTATGTTGATAATAATAATAAAAAGGTTATTGGTATTAAACTTGAAGGTTATGCATCAAGACATGGTGATAATATAGATGGTTATAATACAATTTTGGTTGAAAGAAGACTTGAAGCAGCAAAAATTTTTATTTTAAAAAGATTAAATGCATTATTTCCTAATAATGATTTTGTTGATGAAGATATTTTTATTGAAATAGTAAATAAAGGTTCTAATTATAGTGATGATGTAGATGATAAAAATATTAATGAAGTAAAAGGTGATAGAAGGGTTGAATTAAGTTTTGTTCATAATGGAAAAACAATATCTGAAGATGGTACTGTTAGTGACAATCAATATGAATTAGAAATAAAAGAATTAGAAAAAGAATTAGAAAATTTATATACAACATTATATAGAGCAAGAAATAGAAAGGATAATATATTTACAGAAAGAACAAAAGAAGATAAAGCGATTTTTGATAATTTTGAATCAATAAAAACGAATCATTATAAACCCATGTATCATTCTCAAACACCAGAGGATTTTCATAAAAGATTAACGTTTTTACAGCAATGTACTAGACAAGGTTCTTCAGTTAGAAATAGAAATATAAAAGATAAAGATAATTTAACATCAAAAAATTCAGTTTTTGGTAAGCAACCAATATGTATTTTAAGGGTTGGTGATTTCTTTTATACAAAGGTAATTATTAATAATGTTACTGTTGATTACAACGATACAACATGGGATATGAATCCTGAAGGATTTGGTATGCAACCAATGATTGCAAAGGTTACATTACAAATGAATGTATTGGGTGGTCAATCACTGTCAGGACCTATCGATGCACTTCAAAATGCTGTATCGTATAACTATTATGCCAATTCAACTTTTACTAATACAGGGATTTATAAAAAGGCAAGTAGAATTGCAAGGGAACAACAAGCATATTTTAAAGAAATAAAAAAGGATATTATTGATAATATGAAAAGTAGATATAACGAATTAAAAACAAATAATAATTTATCATAAATTTTATTATTATGCCAAAATTAGATTATAATAGATATGCCATATTAAAAAAGCCTGATGGTTCAATTGAACCCATGCCTTTTGTTGATTTACCTGTTAATACTAGTGATAAGTATATTTTTTGGAGTAGTGGTAGTGATAGGTTAGATAAATTATCACAAAAATATTATAATAATCCTTTTTACGATTTTTTAATATTATATGCCAATAATGAATATACAAATGAATTTGATATTCCTGATAATGCATTGATTAGAATACCATTCCCATTAGAGAGGGCAATTTATGATTATGAATTAATTTTAAAAAATCATATGCAACAATTTATTTGATAATTTAATTTATTTATATTAATATTGCAAAATATTAAATTTTTTATAAATGAAAAATAATATTGTTGTTGTTTTTTCATCCCATTTATCTGAAGAAGAAAATCAGAAATTTATTAAACATATTAACAATACCATTGGTAAAGTTAAACATGATGTAATTTGCTATTCAAATTTTAATCAGTATAGTCTTACTGAAATTTATAATAAAGCGATTAAAGAACATTATAAAAAGGATTCTATATTTGTTGTTTGTCATAATGATATTATTATAGGTACGAGAGATTGGGGTAAATTATTGCTTTTTAAATTTAATCAAACAAATTTTGATATTATTGGTGTTGCAGGTAGTACCTATTTACCTGAATCCTGTGTATGGTGGGAAGATAGAACAAAAATGGTTGGTATTGTTGACCATACGGATGGATATTCTATTTGGACAAGTGAATATTCTAAAGAAAAAAAGGGTGTGATTACACCAGTTGTTTTGGTTGATGGTCTTTTTATTTCTTTTAATCCCGATACGATTGTACATAGATTTGATGAAGAATTTAAAGGGTTTCATCTTTATGATTTATCATTTTGTATTCCAAATTGGCTTGATGGTTGTGATATTGGTGTAACAACAGATATTAGAATATTACATAAATCAATTGGTGAAACAAATCAACAATGGGATGAAAATAGAAAACAATTAGCGGAAAAATATTATGATGAATTACCAATAACAATATTACCAGAATATAATGATTTAATTGTTAATTTATTAACAGAGCCAAAAGTAACAGTAATTATTCCAACAAAAAATAATTTAAAGTATATTAAAAATAATATTTATTCTTGGAATAATGTTGTTAATTATGATAATTATGAAATAATTATTGCTGATACGGGTAGTGATGAAAGTGTAATTAAGGAATATGATTCATTTCTTTCAAATAAAATTAAATTAATAAAATATAATTATTATAATTTTGCTAAAATAAATAATGATGTAGTAAAAAATCATACATCTAATGATACAGAATTAATACTATTTTGTAATGATGATATAAAATTATTAAATGATAGTCTTAGTAGATGTATTGAAATTTATAATCAAAATAAAGATACTGTTGGTACTATTGGTATTAGATTACATTATGGGGATGGTAGTATTCAACATAATGGGATTTTAATGTATAAAGAAAATAATATTTTAAGACTTACACATAAAGATATTAGAAAAACTGAAAATTATTTTACTGGTATTAATTACGATTCATTGGGAAATACTGGTGGGTTTATGTTAATTAAAAAAGATTTATTTTTAAAATATGGTGGGTTTAATGAAAACTATATTGAATGTTTGGAAGATGTTGAATTAAATATTAAATGTAAATACGATGGATTAAAAAATATTACAGTTAGTGATGCTGTTGCAATTCATTATGAATCTATAAGTAGAAATAAAATTTTGGGTGGTAATGAAAGATTTATGGTTGATTATAATAGATTGATGAATTTTGTAAACGATTTTGAAAATAAAGAAAGAGAAATTAAAAGAAATAAAGAAAATAAAAATCCAATTATTAATATTATAACAAGAACACACGATAGACCTAAACATTTTAAAATATGTAGAGATTCAATTTTAAATCAAACAAATAAAAATATTAATCATATTGTTGGTAGTGATATTGATTGTGATTATTGTGATGATTATATTAAATTAGAATTACAAGAAGTTCAACCAAAACCAGATAATTTGGCATCATATCCTGCACCTTGGAATTTACACATAAATGTTTTACATAACTATGTAAAAGAAGGTTGGATTATGTATTTAGATGATGATGATATGTTTATTAATGAAAATTCTTTAAGTATAATAGTGAATCATATTGAAAATGAAGATGAATTATTGCTTTGGAGAGTAAACATTAATGGAAGAATAGTTCCAGATGATAATGGTTTTGGAAAAATTATTGCAGGGAATATATCTGGTATTGGTTTTATGTTTCATTCGAAATATTTACCAATTGATTGGGTGTCTTGGAATTTTGGTGATTATAGGGCTATTAAACAATTAGAAAATAAAAAATTAAAACAGAAATGGATTAACCAAGTGTTAACAAAAACACAAGGTGTTCCAAATTTAGGAAAAAAACCAAATGATTATGAATAGTAAAGTAGATATTTACATTGCATCTTTATGGCGACAAGGACATGTTGTAAATACAGTAAATTCAATATTGCTTAATCCAGAAGCGGAAAAAATTACTATATCATGTAATTTGTATACTGATGAACAATGGGGATATGTTAATAATGAGTTGAGAAATTCAAAAATTAAATTACATAGAACAAACAATGAAAAATGTAGTAATGAAAAATTAAAATATATAAATAACGGTAATAGCCCATATATTGCGTTAATTGATGATGATTTAATTTATCCTTCGGATTATTTAAAAAAATTAATTGATGGTTGTGAAAAATATCAAGGACACGTATCATTACATGGGGTAATATTAAATCCAAGACCAATTAGGTCATATTATCATAATAGAATAGTATATAGAGGTTTAGGAAATGTGAATGAAGATGTTAAAGTAGATATTATTGGTAGTGGAACATTATTATTTAAACGTGAATGGTATGATGATTTGGATGAATGGTATGATAGGTGTAGTAATGTATCAATGGATGATATTTATGTTAGTTTTTTTGCAAGAAGTAAAAACATTCCAAGATATGTTTTAGCACATAAAGAAGGATATTTAAAACATAAAGAAATAAAAAAAGAAGATTATTATGTTTTTGATAAATATGTAAATAATGATAAGGTACAAACAGATTTTATAAATATTTATTTTTAATATAATTAACATGCCTTTTGAAAGTAAAAAATATTGGATTGATAGGTATGCAACACATGGTGGTAATTCTGGTGTTGGTTCTTATGGAATATATGCCGAATATAAAGCAAATATTATAAATAAAATTTTTATTGATTATAATATTGAAACTGTTTTGGAATTGGGATGTGGTGATGGTAATCAATTATCTTATTTAAAACCAAAAAAATACTATGGTTATGATATTAGTGATTTTGTAATTAGTAAAAATAAAAAAAGATTTAATGGCTCTAATTATTTTTTTACTACAAATTTAGATGAATTGAAATCAAAAAAATTTGATGTGGTTTTATCTTTGGATGTTATTTACCATTTAATAGAAGATAATAATTATTATGAATATATGAAAAATTTATTTTTCTTTTCTAAAAAATATGTAATTATATATTCAACAAATAATAATAATAATTGGTTGTCTGAACATTGTAAAAATAGAATTTTTATGAATGATATTTCAAATAATTTTAAATTAATTAATAAAATTGATAATCCATTAAAAGGAGAAAATACACAATCTGATTTTTATTTTTTTAAAAATGAAAAGAACGAGATATAACATAAAAAAACAAATAAAGAAAAAGATTAATAATACTATAACTAAGAAAAATATAGTAATAAATAATCTAAATAAAAAAAATAACATTAATTTAAATTCTGATAAAATATATGAAAATAAAAAATCAGAATCAAAATATAATTTTCCTAATATTGTTGAAAATAAAAAAATAGAATCGAAAAACGATATTATTAACATAATTGAAAATAAAATAAAAAACTATGATTTGATTGATAATTTAAATCCAAAAATATTATTTTTAATTTCAAATTATGAAAGAGAAGAAATGTTAAAACAATTAATTTCAGAAATTAAAACAATAAATGCGGATTATATTATATTTGATGATGTATCATCATATAAAATTGATGACCCGAATGTGATTATTAATGATTATCATAGAGGAAAGGGTGATTATTGGAAAACTTTTGATGATATGTTTAAATATTGCAAGGAAAATTATTATGATATATATGTTTTTACACCTAATGATTTTTTAAATTATAAATTTGATAAAATTATAACATATGGTGTTAATTTAAGAAATTATGAATATATATTTAATATTATAAATGATGGTAGAAAATCTTGTTGGGTTGGTATTGAAGAAAAAATTTTAAATAATAAAATAAAATTATCGTTTTTTACTGATTGTGCATTTTTTACTAATTATAAAACACTTAGTTTATTAGAATTTAAAATGAATAAAATTAATTTAAAACCCATTCCAAATCGAGGGTCTTTTGTTGGAGAACAACTTACAAGAAGATTGGTAAACCTAAAAGTGCCAATATTTACACCTATTAAAAGTTTTGCATATCATGGTGACCATGAATCATTAATGAATCCTGAAGTTAGAAAAATTCATAAAATAATTTCATTATAAAAAGAATGAATATGAAAAATAATGTTGTTATAAAAAATTTTAAATATGATAATTTTCAATATTCATTTAAAGGAGTTGAAAATGAACATATTTTTAAACAAATACCTTGGTATGAACAAGAATTATTATATATTAGTAATTTAAATTTAAATGGTGTTTATGTTGATGTTGGTGGTAATATAGGAAATCATTCATTATTTTTTGCCAATCATTGTAATTCAACAAAATTATATATATTTGAACCAGAAAATTTTTGTTTTAACATTTTAAATGAGAATTTATCAAAAAATTCAAAAAAACAATATGTTTTAAGAAATATTGCTTTATGGAACAAAAAAGATGAATTAAATTTAATTAAATATGAAACATATCAAAATACTGGAATATCGAAAGTAATTGAAAAAAATAAAAACAATGACAATTTATTATTTATAATTTCAAATACATTGGATGATGAAATTTCATTAAATGAAAATGTTGTGTTGATTAAAATAGATACTGAAGGTGCTGAAAGAAAAATACTTGATGGTGGTATAAATTTAATAAAAAACAAATTACCTGTTATTATTTGTGAAGCAGCAACAAGTGAAGAATTTAAAGAAATTGATGATTTTTTAAAACCTTTGGGATATAAAACACCCACAAGAAGATTTAATGCAACACCAACATATATTTGGGTTTGTTAAACTATATTTATTATGTAAAAAAATAATATTATGGATAAAGTATTAGTTATTGGTGATAGTTGTATTGATGAATTTCAATATGGTGTTTGTGAAAGAATTAGTCCTGAAGCACCAGTGCCTATTTTTAAGAGTTTGTATGGTGTTCAATCTAGTGGTATGGCAAGTAATGTTAAAAATAATTTAGAAGGTTTAGGTATTTCGTGTGATATAATTACAAATACTATGGTAAAACCACATAAATTAAGATTTGTTGATAAAAAAACAAATCAAATGTTACTTAGGGTTGATGGTTATGATAGGATTGTTGAAAAAGCAGAAGAATATTTAGTTAATATTAATTTTAATGATTATGATGCTATTGTAATTTCAGATTATGATAAAGGTTTTCTTACTGAAAATACTATAACAAATATAACAAATAAACACAAATTAGTTTTTTTAGATAGCAAAAAAAAGTTTGGAAAATGGGCAGATGGTATAGAATTCATAAAAGTTAATGAAAATGAGTTTAATAATAATTCAAAGTATTTAATTGATGATTTTAAGGGTGAATTAATTATTACCTTGGGGGATGAAGGTGCTAGACATAATGATGTTTTATATCATGTTGAACAACAATATGCTATTATTAATTTAGCGGGTGCTGGTGATACTTTTTTTGCAGGTTTTGTGGCAAATTATTTAGAATTTGGAAATATTCCAAAAGCAATTAATTTTGCAAATAAATGTGCTTCTTGGGTTGTTTCCCAAAAAGGTGTTGGTGTTATAAATAAAAGTAATATATGATAAAAATTTTAAACATAAATGATTTGGATTTTGAATCTATTGTTGAGAAAAAATGGGGTCGTGAAATAATACTACATAATGATGAAAATTATTGTGGTAAAATACTTCAATTTAAATCTGGTTCTAAATTTAGTATGCATTACCATTTAAAAAAAGAAGAAACCTTTTATGTAAATAAAGGAAAATTAATATTAAATTATATTGATACTAATGATGCTACTGAATATTCAAGAGAACTTAATATTGGTGATGTTATTCATATTGAACAGGGTGACCCACATCAAATAATAGCATTGGAAGATAGTGAAATTATTGAAATATCAACACAACATTTTGATTTTGATAGTTATAGAATAAGAAAGGGTGATAGTCAATCATGATAATTTATGTAGATATTGATAATACAATATGTTATACGAATGGAAATGATTATGTTAATTCAATACCAAATTTTGAAAACATCAAAAAGGTAAATAAACTATATGATGATGGTAATATAATAATATATTGGACAGGAAGGGGTATGAAAAGTGGTTTAGATTGGACTAATTTAACAAAAAAACAACTATCTGATTGGGGTTGTAAATATAATGAATTAATAATGAATAATAAACCAGCCTTTGATTTATTAATAGATGATAAGGCAATAAAAATTGATGAATTATGAGAGTTTGGGTAAATGGTTGTTTTGATATTCTTCATAGTGGTCATATTGATTTATTGTGGTTTGCAAAAAGATATGGTGTTACTAAAAAGAAACAAAATAAATTAAATAAACTATTTGTTGGTTTAGATAGTGATGAACGTATAAAAGAATTAAAAGGGGATAATCGTCCAATAAATGATTTAGAAACAAGAGTTAAAATAATGTCAAGTTTAAATATGGTTGATGTTGTTGCTATATTTAATACGGATGATGAATTAAAAAATTATATAAAGAACTTAAAAATTGATTGTATGGTTGTTGGTGATGAATATAAAAATAAAACAGTTATTGGTTCTGAGTATTCAAAATATGGTGTTGTTTATTATCCAAAAACAAACGGAAAATCAACAACCGATATTATTAATAAAATAAAGAAATTATGATTGTAATTACTGGTGGTGATGGTTTTATTGGTAGAAATTTAGTGTTTGAATTTTCTATAACGAATAATAAATTACCAATTAAAATTCTTGATACTAAAAGAGAAAGTTTAAATGATATTTATATTTGGTTAACAAATAATGCTAGTAGTATTAAAACTATTATTCATTTGGGTGCAATTACAGATACTACATTAGAAAATAGTGAACTTTTTTATGAATATAATTTAGGTATGTCTATGTTTATTTGGAAACTATGTTCTAAATATGATATAACATTAATTTATGCTAGTTCTGCTGCAACGTATGGTGATGGTAGTTATGGTTTTGATGATAAATCGGATATTTGGAAATTAAAACCATTGAATTTATATGGTTGGTCAAAACATAATTTTGATTTATGGTCACAATTAGAACATAAATCACCTAAGAATTGGTATGGTTTGAAGTTTTTTAATGTGTATGGTAAATTTGAAGAATATAAACTTAGAATGTCTTCAATGATATATCAAATATATAATCAAATTATTGATAATGGGTATGTAAAATTATTTAAATCAAACACATTTAATATTTTGGATGGTGAACAGAAAAGAGATTTTATTCATATTGATGATGTTGTAAATGTTATAATATTTTTAATAAATAGATTACCAAAATCAGGTATTTATAATGTTGGAACAGGAATTGCAAGGTCGTTTAATGATATTGCTAATATTATTTTTCACAATTTAGGAATACCACCTAATATTAAGTATATTGATATTCCAGATAGTATATCAGATAAATATCAAAATTTTACAGAAGCAAAAATTGATAAATTAAAAGAAATTGGTTATTCTATTAAATTTAAGAGTTTAGAATATGGAATTAGTGAATATTTAAAATATTTAAATTATTTAAAAAAATGGTAAAGATTGGTAATATTATTTATGAAGATGAATTGGTAAATCATATTATGGTTGATTATGTTAACTACATAAAAGAACCAATTGAATATTCAATTATTGATAAATCTTTACCAACATTATACGTTGGATGGAATTTTATGAAATCAACAAATCAAGATAATGAAATTATACAAAATGCCGATATTCTAAAAAAGAAAATAATAACCAATGAACTGTATTGGGAATTTTCTTTTAATGAGAATAAATCATCACACATTAAAGGTATTGAGAAATTTATAAATTTATTACCAGAATTTTATTTTTCACCAAAATATATGTATGTTGATTTAGACCCTGTTTTTTTCCATTTAAGAAATGTTGAAGATTTAATGGATGTATTACCAAAAACAATAGATTTGTTTTATCAGTATAAAGATGAAATAATTTATGTATTATTTGATAATAAAATATGGGGTATTAATTTAAATATTTATAAGTTTTTTCAATTTGATGTTGAATTATTAAATACTTCTATTTCTAATAGATGTTATAAGTATGGTTATTATGATGTTGATGGTGAAATTTATAATAAATATAAAAAACTACTTCCTGATTTTACCAAATTAAAAAGATATATAGTTACAATATTATCAAAATGAATGTTAAGTAGTATTTATAATAAATAAATTATAAATGCTATGGAAAATAAAATTGATAAAGTAATTGACGATTTTATTGATAATGAAAATCAAGAAACCCAAAATAAAGAATTTAATAAAAGGGTTATAAAAAAAAGTGATAATTCTATTATTGAACGTCTTGATAAAATCATTATTGCAGAAAATGGTAAACAATTACTAAGAGAGGTTTATTAATAACATTCATATGAAAAAAAATATTAGTTTAAATCCAATAGATAAGCATTTGGATAGAATAAAATATGTTGTAGATTATAAAATTAACGAATCTGCTAGATATATACCAATTAGTAATTTAGATGAATTTGACGAAATTCCAAATACTAATGAAGCGGATGATGTTGTAAATGATGATAATTTAGAAAAAAAACCAAAAATTAATAATCCTGAAAAACAAGAGGATGATACTGGTGGAGTTCCAGCAGAAACGCCAATACCTTCATTTGATGCAGAAAATCCCAATGAAAATCCAAATAATGAATTAAATAATGAACCTGTAAATGAACCTCAAGAAAATGTTGATAATATTCAAAATGATATTATTAGACATAATATTGAAGCCATGAAAACTATTCATAGTGAATTGGAAAATCTTAACAATATGGTTCAATCGTTAAATTCAAAATTGGATGTTTTAAATTCTGATGTGGAAGAAGTTCGTGAACCATCAACCGTTGAAAAATTAACATCAAGAAAAAATGTTAGTTATCCATATTATTTTAATTTAAACGATATGTGGAGTAAAAATTGGTTTAATAATAAATATAATACTGGTGATAATATGGAAAATGGTGTTAGAGAATTACCTGATGGTACTTTTATTGCAGATTTTGATGATTTACCACAAAAATCAAGAATTGATATAAAAAATAGTTTTACTGAAATTGATTAGTGATGGTGTTAAAAGGAAATCAACATAGTAAAGAAAGATTTTTTGATTTATTTAAAAAAGTTAATTATATTAATGAATCTAAATTATCACCAGAAAAAAAAATGAAAATCCTTAATGATTTTGTGAATTTTGTTGGAAATAAATTGGATATTATGGATAATTTACCAAATATAAAAATATCTAATGATGATTTTGCAGCAAAAAAAATGAAATCATTTGGTAAATATACACCAGATTTAAAAGAAATTGTTGTTGTAATGGTAAATAGAAATTTGGCAGATGTTTTAAGAACATTAGCACATGAAATAGTCCATCATAAACAGAATTTAGAAAATAAATTAGATGTTAATTCAAATGATGATGGTAGTGATATTGAAAATGAAGCCAATGCATTAGCAGCAGTTTTTATGAGAGAATATGGTAAAAATAATCCTATAATATTTGAATAATTATGAGAGTTTTTAGTCCAATTGGTAGTAAAGAAAGATTATTTGAAATGCTTCAAAGAGTAAATAAAATTACTTTAAATGAGGAAAATATAATAAATAATCCAATAGAAAATTTAAAAATAGTATTCAATCAACTACTTAATGATGAAATTGAAATTAAAAGAATAACAAATGATATTGAATCAAATGAATGTTATACAACAATTGATTGTTTAGGTGAAAATAATAGAGAAATTAATTTTGTTTTCAAAAGTGAATTTATTGAAAGGGAAACTGATGGTGTAATTGAAATTGAAGATTCAAAATTAATTAATTTTTTTATGGGCAATGATGGTGATTCATTAAACATTGATGAAAACACACTAAAAGAATTTAATGATGATTATAATACAGAAATTATTGATTTTATTTCTAATTATATTAATTTTGAAGATGATATGAAATCAAAGGTTGATGATTTGGATGAAGTTATTAAATTAATTGATAATATTCCATATAAAAGAAGTACAGAAGAATTACAAAATCATAAATCCTATGTTGATGAAAAACCAACAAATCCGAATCTTAGAGTAAACTCACCCGAATTAAATTCATATGTTACTGAAAATAATGATGATTTTGATGATGATTTTAATTATGATGATTTAGATGATGAAGATTTGGATGATGGATTAGATTATGATGATAATTTTGGAAATAATTTAAATAATGATATTGATTTTGATGATGATTCCAATTTAGTAAATAAATATAGTGATAAGGATGCAATGAAGTATAAAGATTTAGAAAATGATTATGATGATGAAAACATATCTAATTTAGATTATGAAAATATGGAAAGTTCATCAGAAGATGATGAATTATATAATAAAGCATTTGATAATTTAATGATGAAAAATAAAACACAAAAAAATCCAAATTATTTTCCGTCAAAATCTGAAGTTGAAAGAGAAGTAAATAGAATTTCTAATTTAAATAAAGAACCCGAAAAAAGAAAAAAAGGAATGAGAATGGCTAAAAATAAAACACGTGTATATCCATCATGGGCTGATAATTATTTAAGTGAAAATAAATTAAAAAACACAAATGTTGATTATATTGAATGGAAGTATTTTAATTCAACTAGTGATGAATTTAAAACGTTTTTAATAAAAAGAGCAGATAATATAATCACTAATAAATATGGTATTAATAAATTCAAAATACCAAAAGAAAAATATCATAATTTGATAAGAGATTTAGTCGTTGTATTATTTAAAGAACATATAAGAAGTATGAATGAATCTGAAGATGATGTCATTAAGAATGCTGAAGATAATGAAAATCTTAATATTGGTGATGTTGTTGAAGTAAATGGAATAGAAGGTACATTTCAAATAGGTGTTTTAGCAAGAGAAGGTAAACCTTTTATAATGCCTTTTGATATGAATACAAAAAAACCATATACAAGATTTAGAATATATCTATTTTCATTGAAAGATACTAACATGAAAAGAATTATGAGGTTTTCAGAAACTGATGGTGGTTTTATTATTGAATCAGAAGAAGAAATTGAAACAACTGAAAAAAATAATTTAGATATTGAAAATCTTGCAAAAAAAAGGGATGAAATCGGTGACCAAATTGAAGGTGGTCTTGGTGATGATAAGTCACCATTGGAATTTGACCCAGAACAAATTAAATTGGGAATGAAGGTTGAAATGGAACATACTAATGACCCTATGATTGCATTGGAAATAGCATTAGACCATTTAACTGAAGACCCTAAATATTATACTGTTAAAGAAGACCCAGAAATAAGCGCACAATTTAATGCAAGTAAGGAAGCAAGTGAATATGATAATGAAAAGGAATTGGTAGATGAATTGTTGGGTTATAAGCCAATAAATGTTGGTGATTTAACTGAAGAAATTGTTGGTTCTGATAATGCAAAATCGGTTGTGGGTGGTCAAAGTTCTGATAATAATGATGATGAAATAAAAAAATATCAGGAATATGAAAAGAAAGATTTTAATAGTTTAAGGGATGATGAAAAAGAAGAATTTTTTGAATTATGGAAAAAATATAGAGAAAAATAAATTTAAATAATATTTCTTTTTTGAAAAAGGACTACTTATTGTAGTCTTTTTTTGTTGTTGTTGAAAATATTACTATTTATATTAGAATAAATTTATCATTATGAGTAGAATTAGAAGTTATTTTAAAAAGTCAAATACTTTAATAACAAATAATACAACAAATAATTCTCAAAATCCTGTTACCGAAATATCATATGGTACTTATGATGGTTGTGTTAGTAGATATATTTTTGATATTGATTTTTCTTTATTAAGAAAAAGAATAGAAAGGGGTATTATTATTCAAAACAATATTAAAAAACATATTTTACACATGACAAATACAATTGGTAGGGATTTAAAATATGTTGGAAAAAAATCATATTCGGAAATGATTGAAAGAGCAAGTAGTTTTGAATTGGAAGTTTTTAATCTTTCTGAAGATTGGGATGAAGGAAATGGTTATGATTTATTATATGATGATACATTTGCTGATAAATCATCAAAACATGCATCCAATTGGTTTAATAGAAAAACAAATTTATTTTGGAATGTAGATGGTGTTTATTCAACTGGTAATACTGAAATTATTGGAAATCAAAGATTTGAAAAGGGTAATGAAAATATTGAAATTGATATTACTGATTATGTAAACCAAAGATTATTTGAAAATGAATATAGTGGTAATACTGTTTTTAGTGGTGATTCTTTTGGTTTAGGGATTAAGTTTTTAGACTTATATGAATCTTTGGAAACAGATTTTAGACATGCAGTTGCTTTTCATACAAATAAAACAAACACGTGGTATGAACCGTATGTTGAAACAATTTATGATGATATCATATTAGATGATAGAAATTATTTTTATTTAGATAAAAAAAATAGATTATATTTATATACAAATTCTATTAGTATTTTAAATAATAATGAAATTATTGTTAATCATGTAAATATATATGATAATAATAATAATTTTATTGAAACCATTAGTGGTGATTCAATTACGAATGTTGGTAATGGAATTTATTTTGTTGAATATAAAATAAATTCAAATGAATATCCTGATAGTGTTTTATTTGTAGATGAATGGAATTTAACAATGAATGGAGTTGAAAGTAATTATTATAGTAAATTTTATTTGATATCACCAGAAAAATATTTTATAATTAATGAAGAATCACAACTAAATTTAGAAAATTATCATTTTAATTTTTGGGGAATTAAAGAATCTGAACAAATAAAATCTGGTGATATAAGGAAAATAAAAATATCGGTTAAAGAATTGTATACAAACCAAAACAATTTTATTCCATTAAATATTGAATATAGAGTATATATAAAAATTAGTGATGGATATGAAATTGATGTAATACCATTTACTAGTGTAAATAGAACCAAATTTGGATATTATTTTAATTTAGATACATCGTGGTTAATACCACAAGTTTATTATATTCAAATTAAGTTAAAATCGGGCGAATATTTTGATATAAAACAACCATTATCGTTTGAAATAGTAAATGATGGATTTTTTTAATTATTAGTTGAATTTATTTGTATATTTGAAAAAACTGAAATATATTTGTATTGTAATTTAATTTTAATTGTAAAAATAATAACTGTAACTTAAAAAACTGAAATTATGAGTAATGTAACTGAAGGAAAATCACCACAAGGTGGTGATTTATCACAACTGAAAAAAATGTTTGCTGACTATCAAAAAAAACAATCACAAGCAAACAAAAAAACATCATCCCGTGAAAATATTCTTGCTAAGTATTTTGTGCCTAGAAATACGAAAGAAACGTTTAGAATATTACCACCAAAACAAGGTAGAAAACATATTGAAGAAGCCTATTTTCATGTTGTTACTACAAACATTGCGGGTGGTGTAAAAAAGCATGGTACAATTCTTTATTGTCCTGCACACAATGACCCTAGAGTTCCAAAAATTGGTAGTGATGGTAAACCTATGTTAGACCAAAACAATAATCCAATTTTAGTTCCAGCACCATGTCCTCTATGTGCAAAGTATAAAAAACTATTATCACAACAAGACCCATCATTAATTGGTGTTAAGAAAGAGGAAATGAATGATGTTCAAAAAAGAATAAAGGCAAAAAACGATGAAATATATAAAGAAGCCATTAAATGGGAAGCAAAGAAATTTTATATAATTCGTGGTATTGATAAAGGTGCTGAAAAGGATGGTGTTAAATTTTGGAGATTTAAACACAATTATAAAAATCAAGGAACTCTTGATAAACTACTTCCAATTTTAGAAGATTATATGATGATGAATCAAGCAGATTTTTCAGACCCATATAATGGAACTGATTTAAATATTATAATGACTGATAGTGAATTTAATGGTCGTGTTTATAAGGCAATATCAGCAATTACAGCAAGAGGAAAATCTAAATTATCACAAGACCCTCTTGTGATGAAACAATGGCTTGATGATGATATTAGTTGGAGAGATGTTTTCTTACCAAAGAAAGCACCAAATATAACACCATTTGAATTTTTAGAAATGGTTGTAAGTGGTACTAATCCATATTGGGATGATACTGATGCAAAAAATAAACGTTGGGTATTTCCAAATAGACCTGATTTGGAAGAATTAGCAAATACACGTAAAATGAATTTAGATTCAACTGAAGATGATAATTTTGAATATGCTTCTGATTTAGAGGATGTTGAATATCCACGTGTAACAATAAGCAATATAACCGAATCTGATGTTGGAACATATGATGATGATGCTACTGATTTAGGTAGTGATGTTATGGAAAATGAAGATGATTTGAATGAGAATGATTCAAATGATGATTCAGAAATAAGTGATTTTTCTGATTATGATATGGATTCTGATGATTATGATGATTTACCATTTTAATTTATTTTTAAATCCAATTGGTGTTGATTAAAATACCAATTGGATTTTTTTTTATTTAATTTTAATAAAATTTATATATAATGAAAAACGATTCTTTAAATTTAGATAGTGATGGTATTCAAGGAAATAAAAGAAAACCAACACCCAAAAAAACATTTTCTTTAGAGAACTTTAAGAAAAAGGCAAATGTTGAAGATGTACCCAATAAACCATTAGAATGGATTACTTTATCTTCAGGTTTTAAAAAAGCAACAGGTCTTCCTGGTGTAGCAAAGGGTTATGTTAATTTATTTCGTGGACATACAAATACAGGAAAGTCAACAGCAATTTGTGAAACATTAGTTGAATCTCAAAAAATGGGAATTTTACCTATTCTAATAGATACAGAAAATAATATGGGTAAAGGTAATTATCGATTAAGTGAGTTGGGTTTTGATTTTGATAATTATATAAGAGTGGATAATGATTATCTTTTGACTGAATTTGGAAAAAAACAAAATAAAAATAGAAATGAAGCATCAATTGAAGATTTAGCAAAATGTTTTTATTATTTTTTAGACATGCAAGAATCTGGTGAATTACCATACGATTTATTATTTGCAATTGATTCTATTGGTACATTAAATTGTATAAAAACAATTGATGCAGCAGAAAAAGACGATACACAAAACAATATGTGGAATGCTGGTGCATATGAAAAATCTTTTATGTATTTGTTAAATAATATAATACCAAGTAGTAGAAAGGGTAATAGAAAATATACAAATACTGTAGCAGCAGTTCAAAAAATTTGGATTGATAATATGAATAAAGGTGTGGTAAAACATAAAGGTGGTGAAACTTGGTATTTAGGTTCTAGGTTAATATATCATTTTGGTGGAATTATTACACATGGAACTAAAGCAGCAGTTGCTGAGAGTAAAAAACGTGTTGTTTCATATGGTATTGATACAAAAATTGGTGTTGCAAAAAACCATATTGACGGTCCGTTGGGTGGTATATCAATGCAAGGTAGAATTGTTTCAACACCATTGGGTTTTGTACATCCTGATGATATTCCTGATTTCAAGAAAAAACATATTCTTTATTTTAGAAATCTTTTTGGTGATGATTCTATTAATGAAAATGATTTAGTTCTTTCAACAAAGAACATTGATGGGGAAGGAAAAATATCATTTGAAGATGATATTGTAGAACATATGGATTTTGAAGATGAAGATTAGGACATTATTGGTTGATTCATCATACTTATTACAACGTTCATTTCACGGTGCAAGAGATACTTACACCGTGAAATTTGGACATATTGGTGGATTATATCAATTTTTAACAACTGTTCGTAAATTAATAAAAACACATAAAATTAATAAAGTTGTTTTAGTTTGGGATGGTGAAAATAGTGGAATATATAGACATAGAATTGATAGTAATTACAAATCGAATAGAAAAAACAAAGAATGGTATCGTAAAATTGAAATGAGTGATGTTGAAATAAAAAAAGAAAAAGAAAAAGAAGAATCAATATTAAAACAGAAAAAAAGAATACAAGCATATGCAGAAGAATTATTTTTAAGACAAATAGAAGTTGACGAAATAGAAGGTGATGATTTAATTGCAAAATATTGTATTGAATATCATGATAAAGAAGAAATTTTATTATATTCAAATGACAAAGATTTTCTTCAATTATTAGATTTAAATATTTTAATTTTATTTCCAAATAAAGAACAACCAATAAATAAAATTAATTATATTATGCACTTTAGTCATCATTATACAAATGCTTTAGTTTATAAAATAATTTGTGGCGATGCTTCAGATAATATAAAAGGTATTGATGGATTGGGTGAAAAAAGTTTATTGAAATATTTTCCAGAATTAAAATTTAAAAAATTGACTGTTCGTGAAATTTGTATTAAAGCAAAAGAATTTAATGAAAATAGATTAAAAGAAAATAAAAAACCAATAAAGGCATTGGATAATTTATTGAACAATGTGAATAGATTAAAAACAAATTATAAATTAGTTAATTTAAAAAATCCAATACTTAATGAAAAAGCAAAGGAAGAATTATTACAATTAGAAGTACCATTATCTCCAGAAAATAGGGGGAGTAAAAATTTGTATAATATGATGATTGAAGATGATTTTTTAAGTGTTTATGGTAGCACTTTTCCTAATTACGTTGAACCGTTTTATACTGTAATTATGAATGAAAAAAAATTATTAACTGAATATTATAAAAAATAATATTTTTTTTGTTTATTATTAAAATATAATATATTTTTATACAATAAAACTTTTTAAATTATACGAAAATGGAAGAAAAAGATGTTAATATTTTTAAATTTTCTTTATCACAGGGTGATATAATTTTATGTGAAAAAATTTTTGATGGAAATGTTTTTAGTCCGTATGTTAGATATTCAGTGGATATTAGAGATATTTTACCAAAAATAATAACAAGATTACAAAAACTATTATCCAAACAACAATATAGTCATATATATTATGTAGGTAAGGATAGTATTAATTCAGAAAATTTAACACATTATGATTTTTTAAATTATAATAATCATATAATTAATTCTTTTCCTAAAAAACAAAGAGAAGAATTAAAATATCAACCAAAACCAATCATTTTACATATTGAAGATAAAATCATAAAAGGTGTTGAATGTAAAATTGGGTTATATGTTAATGACAATCCAATTGTAGAAAGATTATTTTATGTTGATAGATTTAATCCTGATGTTCGATGGTCTGTTGATATTGTTGAATGTGTTGTTGATATTACAAATCAGATTTTCGAAAAAATGAAAATGTGTGATATTATAAATATGCAATATTCTTATTAACAATAATTTTATATAAAAAATGGATGGTGTTGTAGAAAATACATTTACAGCATATTTGGGATATGAATTTCAACAAAAATTAATGTGGCAATTATTGGTTGAACCAGAATTTGCAGAAAAAACAATTCTTAATTTAGAAATTGAATATTTTGATGACCCAATTTTAAAAAGATTGTTTATAATAATTTTAGAATTTTATAAAGAATTTGAAAAAGTTCCTAATCTTCAGAATAAAAGCATTTATCAAGCAATAAATACATATAAAACACCAAATAATTCAATAGAAGAAGAATCGTTGTTTTCTATAATTAAACGTCTTGAATTATGGAATGAAAGGATTATTAATAAGCAAATGTTGTATGATGGGGATGTTATTAGAAAAAGTACAAACATTTTTATTAAACAACAAGAATATCGTAAATTATCAGATTATATTCATGAAAATGTAAAAACGGGTGATATTAAAAATAAATATGTTGTTGGTTTAATTGAAGAAAAAATAAGAACAATATCGTTGATTGATTCTGAAGATGATTCTGAAGAAGTTATTGAAGGAATTGATATTGCATTAAGAAAAGAATTTAGAAAAACAATACCAACTGGTGTTGGTGTAATTGATGCATTAAGTGGTGGTGGTTTGGGTAGGGGTGAAATTGGTTTAATTTTATCTCCATCGGGTGTTGGAAAAACAACCTTATTAACTGTTATTGCAAACACTGCATATGAAAATGAAAAAAACGTAGCACAAATAATATTTGAAGATACTAAAGACCAAATAAAACGTAAACATTATACAATATGGGCTAAATCAGCATTGAGTAAATTGGATGATGAAGATGAAAACGAAAGAGTTAGTAATGTTGTATATGAAAAAGTAAAACAATTAAAAGGTAAGGGCAAGTTAGTTATTAAAAGATTTAGTCAAGATAATACAACAATATTAGATATTCGAAATTGGATGATTGGTTATGAAAAAAAATATGGTTTTAAATTTGATTTATTGGTTCTTGATTATCTTGATTGTTTAGAACCACACAAAAAAGCATACGATAGAAATGATGCAGAATTAATAATTGTAAAGGGATTTGAATCACTTGCTGGTGATTTAGATATTCCTGCTTGGTCTGCTATTCAAAGTAATCGTTCTGGTTTTGGTGCAGAATTTATAGAACCACATCAATCAGGTGGTAATATAAAAAGAATTCAAAAATCACATTTTTTTATGAGTGTCGCTAAAACTGATGAACAAAAAGAAGCGCATTTAGCAAATATTTTTATTATTAAAGCAAGATTTGCACAAGATGGTCAAAGATTTGAAGATTGTATTTTTAATAACGACACAATGCAAATTGTAATTGAAGATAGTAGATATAAATATTCAAAAACATATAAAAATTTAAAACATTATAATGAAAAAGATAAAGAAACTTTTGATGAAAAGGCTAGTAAAATGTTAGAAGAAAAATCATCAACAATGAAAATACATGAAGCAATTTGCACTACAAATAATCTAAAAGAAAAAGAAGAATCTGATAGAATTAATGATTTATTGTTAAAAAACAGGGAAGAAACGAATGAAAATAAAGATGATGTAAATAATTTGGATGAAAAAGAAATAGAAAATAACTTAAATTTAGAATCGAATTCTAATAATTTAAAGGTAGATAATAAAATTTATTTTGATAATAATGATGATGAAATAGAATCATTATTAGAAAAATTACGTAAAAATCAAGATGTTATAAAAAAAGAATGAAAATTTTATTAAATTTTGTAACATTTTATAAAAATTATCGTATTTATATCTACAAATAATATTTTTCTAAAAATTTGCATTTTAATTTTTTTTATTTATCTTTGCAGTGATTATTGAAGATATGTTCTTTTAAGATATGTAAACAGAAACTGGTTGTTAATACAGTACAATTAACTCAATGGATAGAGTGTTCATTCACAATATGAAATATTGTTGGTTCGATTCCAACATTGTAAAAAAATAACAAACAAATTTTCTGTTTTTTGAAATTGCGGTGTGGAGAAATGGTATCTCGCCTGCCTCATAAGCACGGAGTCCCTATTGGGTTTAAATGGGTTCGATTCCCATCACCGCTACAAAAAAACGTTCTTTATATAAATGGGGAGTTAGCAAAATTAATACAAAAAATATTATACAATTACTTATTTGATATAAGAACTAATAGTATTTACAGTTAGGAAAATGCAATTGTTTTGGATACAATGATTTGTAGGTTCGAGTCCTACACTCCCCGCAGTTTGGGAAAACTAGAAATGTTTACAGTAAATATCGGTTCGAATCCGATATTATCCTACCATAATGGATAATTAGCCGAATTGGTTTAGGCACAAGTAGTTTAAACTTGCAAAAAAAGAAAATATTTCTAAACTATTCCCTTTTTTATAGAAGAAGAACTGGATGTATTTTCAGTAATATGTGCAAATATATTTACAAAAAAATATAACCAAGTTACTTCTTTTTTTTTGCTTTTTTTGTAACATTTTTTAAATACATTCGTAAAATATATTATAATTTTAAATTGGTTTAATTATGGAAAATTTAGTTTTAACCCAAAAAATGTTGGGAACTATTAAACAAACTTTAATTGATGGTCTTACTGTTGCATCTGGTAGTAAGAGTAGTGCGACTTATTATCATAGTAGGGATGAACAGATTGTTGCAATTCGAAAAGAAATTAATAAAATGTATAAGATTTCAAAAGAATTGCCACTTTTAATTGCATGTCAGAAAGGTGTTACAGGAAAATTTATTTCTGAAGTATTATTAAATGAATTTAAAAATACTTCAAGGGGTGGTGCTTGTAATATTATAAGCCCAATTGATTGGTATGATAATGGTTTATCTGATAAAGCAATTTTAATTGCTTTGAATAATTTAAATATTGATAATGGAATACCATATGTCTTTAGATTATTTCAAGATTTGAAAATTAATAAAATTAATAATGAAAGGTCAAGAAAATTTGTTTTAGGTTTTATTTGGGGGCAGGAAAATCTTGAATTTTATTGTTTAAAATATCGTAATAAAATTGCTAAAATTTTTAAACATGTATATGGTGAAAAAATGATATCTATTTTATTATCAATTGGAAATAAACTACTTTTAACTGATAATAATCAAATTATACTAACACCAAAAGAACATGGTATTTTAAATAGTTTAGTTTTAAAGTATTATAATGGTGATTTGATTAAAGCCATAAAATTATTGTTTTTTATTTTCAAGAAAAAACAAGATGTTGATTTGTATAGTGATGTTAATGATTTTCCATTAATTAGTGAATATCAAAAAGCAAAAATTGATATTAGTGATATAAAGAAAATACCAGAAGAAGTATTAATTGGTTTGATTTCTGATATTAAACATCCACAATATCATGTTTTATGGTCTAATAAAGAACAAAGAGAATCTACTAAAGCGTTAATTCGTAAAAATGTGGAAGTTACATCAATTAATCAACAAGTTCGTCAAACAAAATCTAATGTTAAATTGGGTGTAGATAAAACTGTTGATTTAAATAAGGCAACTGATTTTCTTGCATTATATAAAACAGGATATGAAAATGGTTTTAGTTTAGAATTAACAAATGCAATTGATAATCTTGCTAATAAAAGAAAAATAAAGGATTTTTATTACACAAATATTGGTATTATTCAAGATGATAGTATTTCAATGACAGGTAATAAAATTGAATCAAAAAATACTCCAAGAGCAATTGTTGATTTTACTGCTAAAGTATTGTCAAAATCAGTAACAAATCATGTTGTTGTAAAAACTAAGGATATTTTTACTGATTTGGGTAGTTCATTTATTGAACTATTAAAAAAGAATGAAACATCTAATTTACAATATGATGCTATTTTTATATTAACCGATGGATATGAAAATATTTATGATGGGTTATTGAATGAAATTATTGATGTTTGGAAAATTGAAACAGGTATTGATATTCCAATATTTCAAATTTCCCCAATAACAAGTGCTGAAATGGATTCTAATGTTAGAAAAATTGGTGATAATGTTATTACAATGGCAGTTAATAACCCAATTGCAATTCAACCACAAATTTCAGCAAGATTACTTGAAATTGACACTAAGCGTTGGTTGGAAAATCAAGTTCTTATGCTTGAAGAATCTAATTTAAGTCGTATTAATAAAATTAATGTTAATAACTAAAAAAAATTATACTATGAATACAAGAGAATTTTCAGAATTATTAAAGGGTTGTCGTCCATTAAAAGATATGGATGGTAATATCATCGTTCAATCTATTATGAATATGCAAATTGTTTGTTTAACAACGGATAATGAATATTCATTAGATAATCGATTTGGAAATCCTTTAACATCAATCAAATCAAGTAATTCAAGTTATGGTCAAATGAGTTTTGTGAATAGTAATGATAAAGAAATTATTATACCAACACAAATGGCTGTTATGACCAAACAAGTTGCTCAAAATCATGGTATGATTAAAGCGGGTTATGTTGAATCTTATGGAAATACTACTTATCATGATGCTGGTTGTGTTCAAGGTAGTCAAGGTGGACATTTTAAAAATACTTCTGAATTTAGAATGATTCCTGTAACAATGCGTGAAATGTTATTTGATAGTATTGGTAAAAGTGGTGGATATCCAAGAATTTATCCTGCAATTAATAAATTGGGTAATGATACTAATTCAAATACGGGTAATTATCTTGATAAGTATTTTGATAAGTACGATAAAAAACTTGAACAGTTTATTGCTCATTTTGAAAGACCAAAAAATTTAATTGGCGTTATTGTACTTATTGATGGTGAAATTGTTGCTATTGATAAATTTCCATCATTTACGTATGCAGAACAGGTATGGAATTTAATGATTCGTGATTGTTACGGTTCTTTGGCTATTATTTCAGAATTGAAAAAGAAAACATCAAAGATTGATTTCTATACAACATATCAAAATATGAAAACTAATCATAATGGTAATGTTGTTGAATTACTTGAAAAGGTTTTGAAAAAAACTAAAGAAACAATTACTTTAAATGTACATGAAAAAATTCAAGAATTGTTAGATATTGAATTTACTGCTACATTAGATACTGATGGGCAACCAACATCATCAACATCACCAAAAAGTTATGTTTTAAAAAGCGAAGGATATGTTGGTCAAGTAATATCTGAAAGTGAATTTAATCATATGGTGAGTATTGTTAAAAGAGAAAGTTTTAATCCAAATGCATTAAGAGAATTAAATGAATTGAAAAGAAAAGCAAGAAAAATGAAACCATTTGACTTGTAATTCCTAAATATTTTTTGATTTTGAATTCCCCATAAGTTTTTTTTTATGGGGAATTTTTATTTTATCTTGTTTTTAATCACATTCTTTTGTATTTATTATAAATAAAATCGACCTTAAATGGTCGAATTTGTTAATTGGGGGTACGGTCAGTAGGTTATGAAACTTGTGAACAATAAAAATAATAAAATTGATGGTATAAGATATTAATAATATGGCTTTTTTTAGTCGTCCAAATTTAGATGATGTCCAATTTAAACAGTTAAGTGGTACTACATTAACATTATCAGGTAAAACAATATTTAATAATACTACAGGTTTAATATTAACTGATGATAATGATAATAAAATACCAATTGTTGTAACTGGTGCTAGTAATAATAAAGTTTTAACTTATTATGATGGTAAAATTGTATTAATGTCTGGTGGTAGTGGTGGTGGTGGTGTATATTATAATAGTTCACCAACAACATGCACTGTTGGTGGTTTAAATTGTGGGACAGATATTTATGGTTGTGAAATTAGTAAAATTTTAGAATGTATTGTTGCACCAGTTTTAATGCCAACATTAACACCAAATTCATACACATTTACTGAAAAATCATCAACTAAGTTATATCAAGAGGTTGGTTCTGTTATTAGTAGTATTTGTGTTTGTTCGATTTATAATAGAGGTTCTGTTACTCCTTCTTATGGTGGTACTTCTTATAGAACTGGAATTCCAAGATGTTATAAATATGATTATTACTGTCCTAGTTGTAATTGTTACTATAATATTTGTACTTGTGTTACAAACAGTCTTGTTAATACACCAAAATTAAATAATTTTCCAATTTCACATTGTTGTGTTAATAGAATTAGAGGAACTGTTTATTATTGTGAAGGTGAACCACCACATTATAGTAATGGTTGCGATATTAGTGGATGTACATGTCCTGCTGGTAGTCTTACTTCTTGTATTAATAAAATTGGTGTTTATCCATATTTTTGGGGTGTGAGTAACCATACTGGTAGTTTTTCTAGTAATAGTTGTTATCAAAATTGTTTAATTAATAATGCTAGTGGTTGTTGTGTTTGTCCGACAAATGGTAATGTGGTTGTTGATAATTATAATTCTTCAGAAAATAGAATTTGGTTAGCAATACCAAATTGTGGTGGTTGTCTTAAAACAAAATGGCAGGGTGGTAATAGCCTTGAAAATAAAGGAAATATACCGAGTGAAACAGGATTGTTTGATAATAATTCTGTTGTTTGTAATGTTTGTATATCATCACCAAATTCATATTGGTCTAACGTTCCATATACTTTTTATATTAGTTCATATCCAACATCAATAAATTATAGTATGACTTTTAGTTAATATATAAAAAAATATAAGAAATGGCTATTCAATATAATGAAAATATAAAAATTGCTGCTCCCAATCCATTAGATTGGAGATATTTAAGTAATAGAACATTAAATGGTAGTCAATTACCATATTCAGGTATTACAGAAGTCAATAATAAAATAATACCAAGTGAAAGATATACTGGTTTAACTGTTAATATTAATGGAACAGAATATTGGTATAAAGATGGTATTGGTAATAATGATTTAGTTGAAAAAATAGTAGATGGTACTGGATTATTAAGTGGTTACATTACTGGTGCGACTAATTATGGATATTATGAAGGATTATCTAATATTCAAACATTGGAAATAGTAATAATTGGTATTTTTTCACATTTAAGTGGTGATTATGATTCAACATACCCAAATTTTTATATTGATAATTTAGGTAATTTACAAATTGGTATTCCTAGTGATGGTAATGGTAGAAGGGCTTATTTATTGAAAAATAGTATTTATGAAGCATCTTTTGTTTGGAGTGATTATGAGGTTATTGGTTCATATAAAATTGGTTGGAATTTGGTTGATGTTGATGTTTCAAAATATATTGAAAAATCAGTAAAAACAAGAATAAAAAATTATTACGGTTTACTTAATGAACCATATAATGAAATTACTTGGAATCCTAGTGCTGGTGGTTATAATAATGGTAGTTCTTTAATTATTTCAAGTGTTCAAGGTAATCTTAATGGTTTGGGTAGTGAAATTAAAATTGGAAATCCAATTTATTCACGTACTAAAGATAATTCTCTATATCTTAGAACAATAAAAACAACAACACCGAATATAATAAACATTTCACATGATGCTGCTTATATAGATATATCAGGTACAACAATTTGTGGTATTAATATAGGAAAAGCCAATGAAATATATTCAGGATTGGATGGTAATAATTTAAAATTTAGAACAATTCAAGGTAGTGGAAATACAACAGTAAAAACATCTGGTGATAGAATTATTGTTTATAGTTCATCAGATGGTAGTAGTTCAAATTATGTGGAATGTGGTAATAATATTGGTTTATATATAGGGAAAAGTGGAACTCAAAGATTGTATTTAGATTATTCTGATGATTATAATTTTGCTGGGTATTATGATTCGTTGTATAATAATTATTATATTAATTCTAATGGTGTTCTTTGTGTTGGTAAAATAAATATTGGGGGTGTTGATGTTGGTAGAAGGGGATTTATTCATGAAACTAGTGGTGGTTCTATGAAATATACTTCTTTTGTTTGGAGCAATTACGAATCACCATTAGCGAATTGTTATACTATGGGATGGATATTATTGTCTGGACATCTTGATTGTTTTATTGGTTGTAATGTATTAAGTAAATTACAATCATATTATGAATCATCAATACCATATACTGAAGTTTATTGGTCACCATATTCTTTTTATAATAATGGTTCTGAGTTATCAATAGAGGTTATTTCAGGGTCAACAATGACAGGTAATACAATTTGTGTTGGTGGTCCGATTTATTCATATGTTGATAATCAAACAATGTATCTTAGAACTATTAATTCCAAAACCCCAGAAAATCTTAAAGTTTCTTTTGATGGTGCATTTGTTTATTTATCTGCCATTACTTCAGTTTCTAATGTTTCTACTTGTGGTATTGGCGAAAGTATTGTATATAATTATAATGGTAAAAATTTAAATTTAAAATCAATTGTTGGTAGTGGTGGAACACATGTTAAAACATGTGATGATTGTTTGATTATTTGTTCTGATTCTGGTGGTGGAAGTGGTTTTTATGAATTATCATCACCAGCAGCAATCACTCTTGGTGGTATTTGTCAAGGTGATGTTTTAACAGGTAAAACATCAAATGAAATACTTGAAATGTTATTAGTACCAACACTATATCCAACAATAACAAGTCCTTCTAGTAGTTTTACATTATCAGAATCGGGATTAAAAGAAATTGGATGCTTAATTTCGTGTATGTCGGCAACTTCAAACTTTAATCGTGGGTCAATTTTACCAATTTATTGTGGTGGTCCGTCCCATTCTGTTGGTTTTCCAATATCACATAATTTACAAGGTACTTGTCTTAATACTATAATTTGTAGTGATTTATGTGTAAAAGTTGATATTTGTGATTATGAAGTTCAACAGGGTATTCAATGTTGGTCAGGTTCTATTAGTTATAATGCACCTAGTAGTCCACCACTTGATAGTCGTGGTAATCCAATGAGTGCTTGCCCATCAGGTACAACATCAATTAAAGCAAGTTGTATTAATGGTGTATATCCATTGTATGCCACAACATCAAATATTAATGTATTAACAAAACAACCATTAGTATCAATGTCAAGTAATTATGTTTGTATAAATTTAGTTAGTGAAGTTGGTGGTAAACAAAAATTTGAAATTCCGTGTGCTTGGTTATCAAGCAATGAGTTAGATGGAATTTCAACATTTAATACGACTAATAATTCTTGGGAATATGAATCGGGTTCTAAACAAGGCGCATTAACATTTTGGACAGAATCTTCTGAAACAGAAACAATTCAAGGTCAAACAGTTGATTATCGTAGATATGAATATAATGGTTCTGATAGAAGTAGTATATCAATAAGATTAGAATTTTAAAATAAATAAAAATGGGAAGAAGTTTAGGTACATTTAAATATTCTGCAAATTATGAAGTAGCAAAAAAAGCACCTTTAGATGCAAGACAACTTGTAGATAGTTATTCTGATTTATTATTAGAATCTACTTGGTGTGATAGTGATGGTGGTGTTTGGTTGTATGATGGTGCAATCGTTGTTGTTTCAAATGATATTGATACTTCCAAGAATGGTGTTTATTGGTTATGTGATGCTTCTAATTATACAAGTGAAGATAGTTGGATTAATGTTGGTTATGATAGTGACTTTATTATTGAAAATGGTTTATCTTTAATTAATGCTGGTACAACAATAAGATTGGGTGGTAATTTAGTTACTGGTACAACAATTAATGGTTTAGGATTACATGGTTTTCATTTTGATTGTATTGAAAATTTTAGAATAAATTCTTCAAATCAATATGAATCGACATTTAATATTGATAATAATGGCATTTGTTTATCACATTCAGGATTATCTCTTTCTTTATCTTGTAATTTTGGGTTAAAATATGATGATTGTTATCATGATGTGTTTGAAATACATAGTATTCCTGATGTTTCATATGTTACTGGTATAACATCTAACATTTATAGTTGTTTTAATAATTATTATACGAAAACAGAAATTAATAATTATTCGGGTAATACTGATGGTAGAATTAGTTTTTTAGAAGATAATATTATTACGGGTGTAACATGTGTTGGAAGTGGTGTTATACCATATGTTGATGTTCATGAAAAGGAGATTATATTTAATACAATTAAGGGTAGTGGTGGTACTAAAGTTAGTAAAGTAGGTTATGATATTATTATACATTCAACAACTGGAAGTAGTAGTGGTGGTGATAGTGTTTTTGATTATGATATAGAAGTTAGTATATGTGAAGGAAAAACTTTTGGTAAATATCTAAATGGTGATGTTATACCATCAAGTGGTAAAACAGCAATAGATGTAATAAAAATGGCATTAAATGAAGAAAAAAAACCAACAGTTACTTTAACTTCAAGTGGTGATGATGTTCGATTTGGTTTAGTTGATAAAGAAATTAATTTATGTTTTGATTATGTAATTAATACTTTAGATGCTGATGTTGATTGTGTGTGTCTTGAATGGTATGGGGGTGATATTCTTGGTTGGACTGTATTAACTGAATCTGTTGATTGTAAAACGTTCAAACATTATATTAATGATAGATTTAATGCATGTACAAATTGTTTTAGATATACAGTATATGATACTGCTGGTGCTTCAGAAACTGTATCGTATTCAGTAACACCACAACAATATACTGCACCAAATATAAACATATCGTTAAATGGTGATATTACATCACCTGAAACACAAAATTCTAGGGAAAGAGGTAATGTTATTAGTTGTCCAAGTGGATATGTTTGTAGCAACAGAGAATTAGTTAATATAGTTGGTTGGTGTTTACAAAGATGTTATAGTGGTGATTCATGGAAAACAATATCATCGGGTACTAGTTTAAATGAACAATGTATTAATATTCCATCTGTTGAAGATAATACAATAAGTAATAACGCTACTTGTATTAGTTATAGAATTTGTTATGAAGATGAATACACAAATGGTTGTGGTGGTAATCAATCGATTGGATTTAAAGATTATTCGTATTGGGGATTTAATAATACATATCCATTGAATAGCAGTCAAATTCAGACATTAGGTAATAAATGTTTTATGCCTGATGTTTCTTTAAATTGGAATAATATTAATACACCCGCAAATAATTACACATATTATGTGTATCCAAGTAATTATAGTGATATAACATCGATAATAAAAAATGGTGTGGAACAAGATTTAGGGGCATGGAGTGGATTAACAAACGTTTCCGTTACTAATTTACATGGTGTATCGGTAAATTATAAAGTATATAAAACAAACGCAAGACAAGCATATGGTTTAAGTGATTGCATTAAAATAACATAAAAAAATGGCATTAAGAAGAAGCGATATTGTAGAACATAATAATCCTAACTTAGCAGTTGTTGATAGTGACTTTGTAAAAGGTGGATTTAGAACAAAGGTTAATAATTTAACCGAGTTATATGATTTGTCATTAAAAATCGATGAACCAACAGCATCTGGTCAAATGAAAGAACATGCAACAATTGTGTATGTTATAAGTGAAAATGATTATTATGTGTTGGTTGATATTGATAACATTGATAATCACGATGGTTGGAAAAAATTTATTACAAGTGGTAGTGGTGGAACGATTATTGGTCTTACAGGAAGTACAAATGGTTTAACTGATAATAACAATATTGTTAGTTTAGGTGGGAATTTAATAACAGAAACAACATTAAACATAAATCAATTTAATTTAATATTAACAGGAACAACTGGAAGTGTTTTAACTACAATTAGCAGTGGAAGTTCGTCTTATGTTTGTACAAATATTAATGTTAATGAAATTATATTAAAAACAAACAATGATTTAAATTCTGCTCAAATTATTATTGATAAAAATACAAATAAAATAATAAATTGTGTTGAAAATGGTGATATTATATTAAGTACCTGTTCATATAGTGGTCTTAATGGTAAGATTTGTGTTTGTAGTTGTTCTGGTATTATATATGATAGTTGTTATCATGATAATTATACAAATCGTTCTTTAGTTGACAAAGAATATGTTGATAATAAATTAGATGGTATTAATGTTAGATATGCTGAACCATTATATCCTTTTTATGCGGAAGAAGATGATGATTTGATTGCTGTTACTGGATATAGTATTAGTAATGAAGCATATGTTTATTTATTAGATAAACCAAAATTGGGTCAATGTGTTACGATTACAGATATTGAAGGATGTGCATTAAAATATCCAATTATTATTAATGGTAATGGTAATTACATTAGTAGTGATTCAGATGATTTGGCATGTATTAATAGTGATTATGGTTCAATAACTTTAAGATATAATGGTATTTTTTGGAGTGTTGTGGCTTTTTATAATTAAAATAATAAAATGTTAAAATAGTAAAAAAATAAACTGTTTATATAAAAAAATAATAAATGTTTTAAAAGTAAGAATATTATGGCAGTTGGTACAAAAATTTTAATAAATGATTCTAAAGTTGACCAAAAAGGAACTTTAACATTATGTGGATGTAATCAAATTAATAGTACGGGTTCTTTAGTATATTTAACAGACCAAACACAAGATTATAATTGTCTATCCGTACCCCATGTTGGTTATGTTACAGGTATAACTAGTGGTGTTTTAACTTGTTTAAATAGTTGTTTTTATAATAAAACAGAAATTAATAAATATACAGGAGATACCGATAATAGATTAACTGATATTGAAAGTATAACAAATGTTGCAGTAACAGGTGCTTCCAATGGAATAACAAAAATTGATTCACATAATATTGAATTAGGTGGTAGTTTAACTAAAAACACAACAATTTCGGGTTCTTATGGTTTTGGTGTTAATAGTAATACAATAAAATTTAGTGGTGTAACAAGTGGTGTTGAAATTGGTGGAAGTGGATTGTATTTAACTGCAAATATTCCTGGAAGTGGTGGATTACTTTGTTTAGGTGGTTCTGGTGAAGTTTGTCAAACATCTTTAGCAGCATTTGGTGGAATTACTGGTGGAACAAATGGTATTGTTGATTGTGGAAATCAAAATGTTGGATTGGGTGGTGTTCTTTCTTCTAGTACTACTATTTGTGGTGATGGAAATAATTTAAGTTTAGGTTCTGCTGGAAGTAAATTAGGTTTATTAACAATAAATAGTAGTGAAAATATTGGTATTAATAGCGATAAAAATTTACAAATATCAATATCGGGTGGTACTATTACTACTTCAGATGGAATGGGTTTAAGATATTCTTCTGACTATTCAGATACTTTTGTTGATAATTCATTAATTACTAAACGCTATGTTGATAATATTGTTTACGGTATTGACCCAAAATCGGCAGTTCTTGTTGCAACAACAGCAAATATTGATGAATTGATTGATATTAAAACTATTGATGGTATTAGTTTAACTGGTGGTGATAGAATTTTAGTAAAAGACCAAGATGATAAAACGGAAAATGGTATTTATATTGTTAATGATGGTAATTGGTATCGTGCAAACGATTTTGATGGTACTCCAAGTGGCGAAGTTACGCAAGGTGCATTAATACCAGTAATAACAGGAAATACTAATGCAAATACATTGTGGATATTGACATCTAAAGACCCAATTACTATAGATGTAGATGAATTAATTTTTACTAAATTTTCACAACTAATTGATGTTTCAAGTGGTAATGGTATTGATATATCAACAGTTGGTGCAGTAAAAACAATTAGTGTTGACTTAGCAGATAATTCGGGTTTGTGTTTTAGTAGTTCAGAATTGACAATAAACAGCAGTATTGCAGGTTCTGGATTATGTTGGAAAAACGGTGTTATTAATGTAGATGTACCAACAGGTGGCACTACTGGTGTTCCTGTTAAATTTGATGATTCTTATGATTTAATTGTTGAAACTTCAGCAATAAATAATGTATTGGGTGGTGTTTTAAGTGGAAGTACAAATGGATTAACTGATAATAATGGTATTGTTTGTTTGGGTGGTCAATTAATAACATCAACAGTAATTTGTGGTAATGATGTTTGTGGTTTGACTTATCAAGATACTGCAATAACAAATAAACGTGGTATTCAATATGCTGATGATTATAGTGCTACTTTTGTGGCAAGAAGTTTGGTTGATGCTGGGTTTGTAACAGGATTAACATCAACATCAGGAATTCAAACAGCATGTAATGGTTTAACAAAAGAAGGTAATGTTGTTGTATTGGGTGGTACATTAACAGGAAATACTACAATTGATATCAATAATGGTAATTTATTGGTTACTGATGGTGCTGGTAATTTTGGTGCTGATATTGCAACAACTTATGTTCAGTTAGGTGATATTAATGGTGTTTGTGGACATTTATATGTGGATGATTGTGGTTCGTTTATTTGTATGAGAAATGCTACGGGTACTACATACGGAGAGTTTTGTTTTGATTCAACAACTATTAATGGTTTTGTAAGTGATAGTATTGATATTGGGTCATTAAATTTAACAAAGAGTTGTTATCAAATAGATGTTGCTTGTGGAAGTAATGTTATTAGAGAACAAATGCTTGCATCATTACCTGAGTATATTGTCTATGCTTGTGGAAGTAATAAACAAATGTTTGCAGGAGCACTCAAAGTTCCCGCTATGGCATGTTGTGGTGCAATCTATGCTACATCAGCAGGTGCAGGAGTTTCATTCGGTAACGGTTCGATTACTTCAATACATTCAACAGCATTAGGAAACGCAAAAGTAGCAGTAGGAAATGTAATGGTTGATGTGTGTGGTGAAAGCATTAATATAACAACTGATTGTGTTGGTTCAACACAATATATTGACTTAGACTATCCAACTAATTTAATAACTATTGAATCAACTTGTGTTAATGTTGGATTAGGTAGCACTACAAATATTTTAATTGATGGTAATGCAGATAGTATTTTAGTTAATACAACTGGTGTTCAACTATGCTTACAACAATCTGGTGGTAATATCTTTACCGATACTGTTAACAGTAAAGGTCTTGAATATGCTGAAGATTATAGTATAAACTTTACAGACCGTTCATTGGTTGATAAAGCATATGTTGATGGTGCTGTAGTATCAGGAACATCATTAATTTATGCATGTAATGGTTTAACAAAAGTTGATAATACAATTGCTTTGGGTGGTACATTAACTGGTGATACTTGGATATGTATACCTTCAGATGCATGTTTTGCTTTTGGTGATGCAACAACAGTTAATACCAACATCCAAATAATACGTACTTCAGGTAATGAATCGATTAATATGTATACCAATGGCACTACATTCTGGTCAGATTTATATCTTCATGATGGTAATTCTGCATTACGTTATTATGATTGCAATGCAGTAACAACATCTGAGTTAGTGGTAGAACCAAATCGTGCTAAAATGATTGTTAATGATGGTAATTCAGAAATTGATGTAGATATTAACTATATTCAACTTGGTTATTATGGTACAGGTAATAATGAAATTTATTTAGATTCAGCAGGTATTTCATTCTTGTCAGATACTGCAATTATTTTGGGTGATGCTTCATATTATAATAGTCAAGTATTCATTTGTGCTCCAATAACATCGGGTTCAACAAGTGACCAAGTTATTGTTAGAGATTCAAGCACTGGTGAACTTAAAACAGTTGCAGGTAGTTCATTAGGTGATAAGAACAACATCTATGCAATGACTGTTATTACAACCAGCACTGATTTAACAACGGAAAGTACCTACGTACAAATTGTAAATTCTCCATCTGCTTCAATCACTGTTACATTACCTGCAACACCAATAGATGGTCAGGTATTTAGAATTAAAGACGGCGGAAATAATGCAGTTAACTTCCCAATTACTATTGCTCCTAATGGTAATTTAATAGATAATGCAGAAAATAATGCAACACTTAATACTGATGGTGGTGCTCTTGAACTGGTATATAACAATGAATTAGGTTCATGGTTTGTATTCTCATTTGTTAATTAATAGCGAAAATATAGACAAGAAAAAAATGGGATTCGAAAGTTTCTCATTTTTTTTTGCTTGTATTTTTGACTTTTCAGGATTATTTTCGTATTTATAAAAAAATGTAAAAAATTATAATTTTAAAATAAAAAGACTTATTATGAAGAATGATGGTTCAATTAAACCAGATGATAAATTTGTTATATTTCATACAGAGGGGGGGCATGGTAAGCAGGTTTGCGCAACAGCAGTATGTCGTGCAATAAAAAAAGCATATCCTGATTATAAATTAATTGTTGTAACAGCATGGGACGGTCCGTTCTTTTACAATCCTGATGTATGGAGATTCTATACATTTGGACAAATGCAATACTTTTATGATGATTATATCAAAGAGGATACAAAGATATTCAGACACGAAGTTTATCATAGTGAAGACCATATAATGCAAAGAAAGCATTTGACACAATCATGGTGTGATATGTATAATATTCCTTGGGATGGTTATAAACCAAAAAT